TCCAAGAACCAAACGATATTCACGACATGAATACAGTAGTTAGTATTTTAAAGCAAAATCAAGAATTTAAGGAATTGATGATAGAACAATCAACCCAAATGAAAGAAATACAACAAAAATTACAAAATCAACAAACAGAAAATCAAACTTTACAAAAACAATTGATAGAAGCAGTAAAAGACGGTAAAACAATAAATAGTAATAATACAATAAATAATAATAATAATCAAAGGTTTAATTTGAATTTCTTTTTAAATACAACATGCAAAGATGCAATGAATATGTCAGAATTTATTGAAAATATAAATATTGAGTTTCAAGATATTGAAAATATAGGAAAAAATGGGTATGTTGCAGGAATGACAAATATGATTTTATCTCGCATAAAAGACCTAGATGTTACAAAACGTCCACTTCATTGCACAGATTTGAAACGAGATACAATGTATATAAAAGACAATGATGAATGGAGTAAAGATACACCAGAAAACGCAAAATTAAAAAAAATGATAACTATAGTAGCAAAGCAAAATTACGGAATAGTTCCTTTGTGGCGTGAAAAATATCCCGAATGTCGAAATTGGGATAATCCAAAATATGATTTCTGCATTGATATGATGCGAAACATTTTGGGCGATATGGGTGAAGATCAAATACGACTAGATAATAAAATAATAAAAAATATATCAAAACATATTATGGTAGATAAACAGGTGTAAAGATATGGAATATATTTTATAAATATAGTATATATTCTATTCATATGAGTGACATTACTGAAGAAAATAATAGAAACCAACCTTTAGAAATATTAGAACTTTTGGAAAGAAGACCTGAACCAAAACAATTCGAAAGGGTAATGCTGAATTTAAATCAAGAAAAAGAGAACCTTGAAGAAAAAGAAGGAGAAATCGAGGAAAAACCACAAAAATTTGTAAATGATAAACGAAAATTAAACCAAGTGAATCGTATGGCCGTATTACAACGTATCAAGGGAAATAAAAAGGTTATAGATGAAAGTTATAAGCCGGATATACAAGCAAAAACTGTAGATGAATTGCGATTGGTTCAAGAAACATTAGAAGAAAATGTGGAAAAAACACAAATCATACAACCAAAAATTATGAAACCAGTAAGAACATTAGTGATTAAACCAAAACCAAAAGAAGGTGAAGAAGGAAAAGAAGAACCTGTTCAAGTTTTAGAAACAGAAGAAAGAGAACCTGAACCAATAAAAAGTAAAAAGAGGCTTAGAATAGTGGAAAATTTGGATCCTGTGAATTTGGATAATATAGATCTAACCAAGGAAGTTATTAGAACACAAAAAGTAGCAGATAGATTACCAAAAGAACGAGAAAAGGTTATAGTAAAGGCCCCGGCATATTATATGAATAATCGTAAAATATTTACACAAAAAATCACAGAATTGTTTAAACCATACCAAAGAGACCTTTTAGATACAAAATCGGATATTTCTTGTGATACAAAGAATGCATCCACAGATTTTGATTTATTAACCCATCAAAAGGTAGTGCGCGATTATTTGAATTTGTATACACCTTATAGAGGATTATTATTATATCATGGTTTAGGTTCTGGTAAAACGTGCACATCCATAGCTATTGCAGAAGGAATGAAAAGCAATAAGCAAGTGTTTGTAATGACACCCGCTTCATTGAAAATGAATTTTTTTAGTGAAATGAAAAAGTGTGGAGATGATATTTATAGAAAAAACCAATATTGGGAATTTGTAAGTATTGATGGAAAACCAGAATATGTGGGTGTATTGGCAAAGGCATTATCATTATCAACAGATTATGTGAGAAAGAGTGGAGGTGCGTGGTTGGTAAATATAAATAAAGAATCAAATTATGAGACAATTGAACCAAGCGAACAACAACAATTAGATGATCAATTAAATGAAATGATAAGGAATAAGTATCGTGATATAAATTACAATGGTATGAATGAGAACAAGATGAAAATATTGACAGGAAATAATACAAGAAATCCTTTTGATAATTCTGTGATAGTAATTGATGAAGCCCATAATTTTGTAAGTAGAATAGTAAATAAAATTACATTGAAAAAATCAATATCCTATCGTTTATATGATTACATAATGAATGCCAAAAATGCAAAGGTAGTATTATTAACAGGAACACCAATTATAAATTATCCTAATGAAATAGGTATATTATATAATTTATTGCGTGGATATATTAAAACCTGGACAATTCCAATTGAATGGGAAAAGAAAGGAAAATTAGATGTAAATACAATAGTGACAATGTTAGATGAGGGTAAATTGAAAACATTTGATAATGTAGAATTTAGCGACAATAAATTAAAAATAACTCGTAATCCATTTGGATTTATAAATACGAAAAAGAGAGGTGTAGCCAAGGGAACGAAAAAGAAAGAAAAGAAGGGCGGTTCAACGAGATACGGAGTATCAAAATTAGAAAATAAAGATTTACCAATATCGGAAGAGGAGAAAGATCAATTAAAACTAAATTATATGCGAAGTGGAGATGATAGATATGATGGAGGAAATGCATTGGAGAAATATAATGGTGTAAAGTTAGACGAAAGTGGTAATATTTCGAATGATGAGTTTTTCGAAAAAGTATTGGCAATATTGAAAAAGAATGGAGTGCGTATATTAGACAAACAAATAACTATTATGAATCACAAAGCATTACCAGATATTAAAAAAGATTTCGTAAAAGAATTCGTGGACGAAGATACAGAAAATGCCAAGAATTTGAATTTGTTGCAACGAAGAATATTGGGGTTGACATCTTATTTCAGAAGCGCACAAGAAGAATTATTACCAAGTTATGTAAAAACGGAAGAAGGAGATATATATCATACAGAAAAAATCGAAATGACAGACCATCAATTTAGTTTATATGAAAAAATACGTAAAGTAGAATATGAGAAAGAAAAAGCGACAAAACAACACGAAAGAATGAAAAAGCCAAAGGAAGACGAATTATTTGAAATATCTTCTACGTATCGTATATTCTCGAGAGCGGCATGTAATTTTGCATTTCCTTCAAGCATTGACCGTCCAGTTCCGGATGTAAAAGAAGGTGAAAACATTGATGAAAATATAATGGATGGCGTTGAAAACAATGAAGCCGATATAAATGTAGAACAAACAGAAGAAGGGAGTGTAAATGAAGAAGATACAGAAACAATTAGTGACAATAAACGATTAAATTACGCAAAACGCATAGAAAAGGCTATGATGGATTTAAATAAAGAAAAAGAAAATAGTGATGAAAAAGAGTATTTATCCAAAAGCGAATTAATGAATTACAGTCCCAAATTTGCGAAAATATTGGAAAATATAACAAATATGGAGAACGAAGGATTACATTTGTTATACAGTCATTTCAGAACAATGGAGGGAATAGGAATAATGCGATTAATATTATTAGCAAATGGATTTGCAGAGTTCAAGATAAAAAAAGTGAATGATGTATGGACATTAGTAGAGGCAGAACAAGATAAACAAAAACCAAAATTTGTTTTATATACAGGAACAGAAACAGCAGAAGAGAAGGAGATAATAAGAAATATATACAATAGTATGTGGGAGTATGTGCCATCTACGATAAGTGAGAAATTAAAAGAAAAGAATGAAAATAACAATTATGGTGAAATAATAAAAGTAATAATGATTACATCATCGGGTGCGGAAGGTATAAATTTACGAAATACTCGTTTTGTTCATATAGTAGAACCATATTGGCATATGGTAAGAGTAGAACAAGTGGTAGGACGTGCAAGAAGAATTTGTAGTCACGAAGATTTGCCAACAGATTTGCGAAATGTGAAGGTATATTTGTATATAGCAACATTAAGTGAGGCACAACGAAAGGACGAAAAGCACATTGAATTATTAATCCGTGATGTAAGTAAAATGGATGGTTCAACGCCGGTAACAACAGATGAAACATTGTATGAATTAGCCAGTAGAAAACAAAAGATAAACAATCAAATATTAAATGCAATAAAAGAAACGGCAGTAGATTGTAATTTGTATTCGGCAGTAAATAAAAAGGGAGATGAGAATTTGGTGTGTTATGGATATGGAAAGGTAGAATCAAATGCATTTTCGTCTTATCCATCATTTGAAAGGGATAAACAAGAGAAGAGTGGAAAAGAAGTAAATAAAATAAATTGGCAAGGACAAATAATAGTGGATAATGGAGTGCAATATGCATTAAATACAGATACGAAAGAAGTATATGATTATGTGGATTATTTGAATGCAAAAGAGAGTGGTATGGCATTAGATGTAGGACCAGTAGGGATATTGAAAAAGAAAGGTCAAGATTATTATATTGACAGAAATATGTAAAAATAACAATAAATGATATTATTATTTTTATGTGAACCAAGAAATTTTTTGTATTAATTCAGAACTGAGGAAAGGTTTAATAACAGTATACATAGCTTTAATATAAATAGTAGGATGAATAATATGGATATTTTGCAAAGAATCATTATGTTGTTTAAGAATAGAAATAAGGCCGATAGCAGTAGCAATTTCCAAAGAATGTTTAAATCCAAAATTGTGTCCATCAAACATCCATATCCATGGTTCGTGATTATTTTGTTCTAATACTTCTTCGTAATGCGCGAGAATGCCTTTAGTATCCCAATATTTGATAGCTTTTGCGGGACATGTATAATATAAATTAATGGAATCCTGAGTTTTACCACGAAATTCAAAAGAATGACTACCAGGTTCTTGGTCGCAAATAATACACATTATAATATAATAAACAAATTATAATGTATATTTGTATTTAATTAAAATCTTCTACGGACAATAGCAACACCCTCTAATTTATACCATAAATCGCCAGTATCGGGATTAATGCATTCACATTTGGTATCATCATCAAAATCAACACAAATTTTTGCTCTAACATCGGCGCCGGTAGCAACATCTTTATGAGCAGCGTTTTTAGCAACCTTTTTAATTTTTTTAGCAGTTACATCAAATCCATCGGGACAATTATATGCTGTAGTACCGGCTTCATCAGTGAATAAACTTATAGCAACGTGTGAATATAACCCTGTTCTAAATAATGTATTTATGTCGGTATTAAGTTGTGGATAGTTATCAATATCAAATTTTGTTGTCATAATATATATTAAATAAATATAATATAATAAAGTAAATGAAAATTCCTGAAAAGTATATTCCTAAAGTATTGACAAAGCGAGACAAGAAAAAACAAAAAGGATATTTAAACAAAAGCAGAAAGATGTATAAAGAAGGAAAATATTATATCCGTCCAAAAGTAAAATCTTTTAAATCGAAATCATCTAAACATTTAGAAAAAGTAAAAGAAATATATGACATAGAGCCGTTAGAAGTAAATAAAGAACTTATTAAAAAAACACAATGTGATAAAGCAGGGCTAAATAAAATATTAAATAAAGGCCGCGGTGCATATTATTCATCCGGTTCTCGTCCAAATCAAACGGCAGAATCCTGGGCAGTAGCGCGATTAGGGAGCGCAATTACAGGTGGTCCATCAAGTGCAGTCGATTATCATATATTGGAGGAACATTGCGAAAAAGGTAGTAAACCATTAAAGTTAGCAAAAGGAGCGTGTAAATCGATGAAAAGGAAATGTGGTAATAACAATAAAACGAAAAAAAAGTAATTCGTTCAAATAAATGAAAATACATTTATTTGAATAATATATAAAAACAAACGAATAGACATATTATATTTGATGAACGAAGCGAATAATGTATTAACAATAAAAACTGTTCAAATTCAACCAATTAGAAATATGATAACGGCGGTAAAAGATATTTTAACGGATGCAACTATAACGTTTACAAAAGATGGAATGAAGATTATAAATTTTGATAAAACACATACAATTTTGGTAAATGTGGCATTACAATCAAGTAAGTTTGAGTATTACAAATGTGAACCAGAAAAGATAATTGTATGTGCAAATACATTGCATTTATTTAAGGTGATTTCAACGATGTCAAATGACGATACTTTGTCAATGTATATCGACAAGGGTGATTATCATGAGGGTATAGTATCTCATTTGGGACTTCAGTATGACAATGGAGATATAAAACAATGTTATAGTCAAAAGTTGCGATTGATAGAACCTGATATGGAAGAATTGGTAGTTCCAGATGTAGAATATTCCACAATTATAAATTTACCTACAACTGATTTTCAAAAGATAATTCGTGATTTGAATGGAATATCCGATCGTATAGAAATAAAATCAGTAGGAAATGATTTGGTATTTTCTTGTGATGGAAATTTTGCAAGTTCAAAAATATATCGTACACAATCAGATGGAAATATGGAATTTCTACAAAAGTCGGATGCATCTGTAATTATTCAAGGCGAATTTTCACTAAAGAGTTTGAGTCACTTTATTAAATGCACACCATTATGTAGTCATTTGGAAATGTATTTAGGAAATGATTTACCACTGATAGTAAAATACGATGTGGCTTCTTTGGGAGAAATCCGTTTGTGTTTAGCTCCTTTGCCTCCGAGTTAAAATATTGTATGTATATATATGAGTTATTACGATATATTACCTAAAGAAATACAAAATTATATAGGATATTTTATTCCATATAAAAAACAAAAATTATTATATTTGAATGAGTATGAAGAAATATTAATAGATTGGTATAATCAATACAATAATTACGATGAAACAATATGTAGAACATTTACAGATTTTAAAATAAAGAATAAAAATTTAAAAGAATTTGAAATAACATTATTACTTGCTGGATTTAAAAATCATTTTAAAAATAGAATGTATTATCATAATATATTTTGTCCCCATTTTGGACAATTCAGACAAATTCCGAAAAGAAAAGCATATAGAACAAGTCGAAAAATTCATATTACCTATGAAGACCGATATGAAGATGAATAAAGGATAAAATTGATTTATTATAGATGAAAATTTATAATAAATAAACAACCAATATAATAATGTATCCGCTCCTATTTTGCATAAGGTGTTCAACCAAGAAATTTCGTATAGAAGGACTATACGGATGTTTGAATCAGTTTATGAATATAAACAAAATAACGTATTACAACAAAAAAGATGAAGATTATGCAATTGTTCAAGTAAAAGAATGGAAACATAGTAACTATATTGAACAAATCATTAATGAAATAATTTACGATAAGGAGGCTATTATACCAATTACAAATAAGAAATATTGGATGTTAACTCCAGTAGATATGAATTATGTAATGCGAATGATGATAACTAATAATGATACAAAAAATAAACAGATGATGTTAAGTTAATTATATTTTATCAGGGTTTCTGGAATAAATCATTTTAATAAGAATACATGTTTCTTCAAGTAAAGAACTTTGTATTTTTTCTAGCATATCATCAATAGTATCAAAAGAAAGGAGTGTATTTTTGTGATATAATTTATAGATATCGAGTTTTTCAATAATATCAACTTTGGATATGATAAGGTGAGTAGTTCCAGATATATTCAATGCAGTAATGAGTTTATCTAAATTCAAATAATTGACAGTTCGAAAACGACCAGTAGTAGTGCCATATTCTTGACCCGTTTTGGCAATAAGGGTCAATTCTTCATTTTCATCTAATGAATCAGGAAAATCGGGGTCAACTCCAACGCGCGTATCGTATATTTTGGCAGCTCCATAAACACGTCTTATTTTTTGCGGTGGAAATCCAAGAGAACAAGCACTATATGGTAAACAATTACTGCTGGTAACATAGGGATAATTACCATAGTCGACATCTAACCAGAAACCTTGTGCACCTTCGCATAATACCTTTCCGTGTAATTTTTCGTCCCACATATGATCTTTAAGTTGATCTGCTACATCAGATGCGCGAATTCCGTTTCTTGCATATTTATCAGTGTAACATGGACCAATACCTTTTGCAGTTGTTCCAAGTTTTTTAGCATAACGGTTAATATCTTCTTCAATATGTTCATCGGTAACAATATGCGTTTTTGGTGAAACTTTTACTAAATTAATATCAAATCCGTTTTCTTTTAAATAATCAAGTTCTTCATAAAAGGCTTTAATATTAAGAACACATCCAGGACCAATAATAGAAGGTACACCGTAAAAAACACCGGATGGAATTAAATGGGTTGAAAATTTGTTTCCATTTACATAAATGGTATGTCCTGCATTATTACCTCCAGACCAACGACACACAAAATCATATGATTTTTCTTTGCTTAATTGAGAAACAATTTTGCCTTTACCCTCATCCCCCCAAGACAATCCAACACAAATGTCAACAAATTCCAATTCCATTTTGAAAAATAGAATATATACTAATTAAGAACATAATTATTATATAGTTTATCTATAAAAATTGGTATAATTAGTATACGGGGAGCATAGAAGGAAATATACAGTTATCTATATTAATTGATAATTTTTTCTTATTAGTTGGTAACTTTTCGTTCTTTCGTTTTGTAACTCTTTGTGCATTATAGCATTTCCTACATATTGTTCTTTTTGGCATAATTTCTTTTGAAATTTTACACTTTGAACACTCCCTCATAATGAAAATGAATTATATTCATTTTATAATTCATTTTTTATATTATTTTACCGCCCTTCGATAAATTATCTTTTGCCCAGAGAGGCTGTAAATTCGTATAGTGAAAGCATTTTTGCTGTTCTTCTTCTTTGGTCAAATCAAAACTACAACAGGGACATATAAATAAAATTTCATTTATATGTTTTTATTTTATCTTAAATAGAAATAGTTTTGGTATTGGTTGTATGAACTTGTCCAGGAATAGAAGTAGTAGTAATATTTTTAATTTCCGTGAAACAAATAGGAACATTATTTTGCGATTTAAACCTGGAATTCATTTTGCATAATAATGCACCTTGAACAACGATTTTTTGTTTTTGTTTTTTGTTAAATTTATGGTCATTATGGATGTGAGCAATGACATGAGATGAAGATTCATTTTCAACGTGAAACCATAAATCGGTATCTTCTGCCTCAGTAACAATCCGTGTATTTTCTTCTGCATTTTTTCCTACAGAAAAGGTGATTGTTTGGTTAATAGCAGGAATAAATATATCTGTCATAATGTATCAATAGTTATTGTATAAATATTGATAGAATTGAATTCAATTTTAGTATTCTGGCTCGTGTTTTTTGAACAAACAACCTTGTGTTGACAAATTAGGAATTGTTTGAATAATAGACGGGTCTTGAATTTTATGGGTGTTTAACCATATTTTTACAATACAAAAGTTTTTTTTAGGTGAAATAGTAAGTCCATTAATATATTTATTATATTCTTCTTTATTTGAAAGGTTGTTTCCACATAACAAATAAGTTAGATTTTTCCAAACATCGACAACATATTTATTACTAACTTTGTAAGAAAAACAACCACCATTTCTATTGTTAGGGTCTTCCCACATAGGGGTAATCCCAGTTTTCATAATAAAAAGCATACAATTTTTAATAACATTGTCGTGCATATCTTCGTTAATTTTAACGATAGTTTCAACATCATTAATGTCTTTGGTAATACTAATGTAACTATCTAAAGTCCAATTAGCGTCGTGTGGTAAATGGTAATACAAATCCCATTTATCATTCAAAGTATGTAAATGGGCAGGAACACTCACCGCATCCATAATAATTACCCGTATTATACTATGACAATAAATCTTTATATCATTTAATTTCTTCAACTGTATATCCGGAAGATAATAACAATATATAATTATTTTTTTTCATCCTAAAAATATTAAAATTTTCATCAGTAATAGTGACTAAATAATTGTTGCTATATGAGCAAGCAATATTATTATAATCAATCCATCTTTTAAGAAATGTATTTGATAGGATTTCATTATTTTCGATAAATACATTTCTAGGAAGGTCGATTTCACAAGTATCTTGGGTGTCTTCATTTTTATATTCAATTACCAAAAAGCAATTGGGAACAGACTTAATAGTAAGTATATTTTCATTTAATAAGAATGTAGTAGTCATTTTATAAATATAGTATTTATCATATTTTATCATGTATAAAAATTGGACTTGTTCTAAATTAGAAATAGTTGTAAAATCAGAAACATTATTAAGTTTTTCTAAAATATGTTCTGAAACATTTTCTTCAGAATCGATATAATCATAATGTTCAATTAAATTAACAGTTTTACAGTGTGTATTTTTACAATCAAATAAAATAATTTTATTTATCCAGTTTTTTTGTATAGGTTCAATGGGATAATCATAAATAAATGAATTTATTTTCAAAGTAGAATAAGATGTATAGTCACATATAAGTTTGAAGTAATAATAATTAGAATAATAATGATTAAAGATGTAAGAAAGTTCTACTTTTGCTTTATTATAATACAAAAATATTTGAAATAGTGTATCCACAAAAGGTGTTAATGCTTCTATAATAGACATCTATGTGTATATAGTATATACGAAATAATTATTTATATAATTTAAGATATAAAATTATATTGTTAAAAATAGTAATATGATAAGTATTAAAAATATTTCAAAAACTTTCATATCGAATTTATTTTCAAAGGCAGACAATGTGCATAAGTTAAAAATAGGAAATCCTTTAGAAAATAAGGTATTGATAAATGCGTTTTTTGAACCGAGCACACGAACCTCATTATCTTTTGAAACAGCCATGTATCGCCTGGGTGGAAATGTAATAACATTCAATAAAGATGTATCAAGTATGAATAAAGGTGAAAATTTTGAAGATACAATAAAAACATTGGCCACATTTGGCGACGCAATTGTATTAAGACATTCAGAAATAGGAAAAGTAGAAGAAGCAAAAAAAAATTGTGACATACCAATTATAAATGGAGGTGATGGTGCAGGAGAACATCCAACACAAGCATTACTCGATTTATATACAATATATACAAAGTATCCGACATTACACGGTTTAAAAATATTATTTATAGGAGATCTAAAGTATTCACGTGCAGTTCATTCATTAATAGACATTTTAGATTTTTATCCTGGAAATAAAATATATTTTTTCCCATATAAAGATAGAGAACTTGATTATGAAGCAGTTTGTAAAATATCAATAACACACCTTCAAAATGTTGAGGATATGACAATATACGAAGAGAATTTTGACATATCAGAATATGATGTAGTATATTGCACGCGATTGCAAAACGAAAGAAATGTTCATGCTCTAAGAGATCCTGGATTTATATTAACAAAAGATATAGTTAATGATATGAAAGAAGATGCAATAATAATGCATCCGTTACCAAGAAATCAGGAAATAAGTACAGAAGTAGATAAAGACCATAGATGTATGTATTTTAAACAGATGGAGTATGGTGTAAAAGTAAGAATGGCATTGTTACATACAATATTAGGGTCTAATGGTTATCAGGATTAATTTGATAATCAAAGTATGAAAACTCGATTTCATTTTCAGACCTACCAATAGGGGTATTCATTAATGTATATTTATTTTCGTTTTTAAATAATTCTAGGGTATATGGAAAGACAACATTGCCAGAAATATCGTTATATACCTTGGTAATATGATAATGGGTGCAATATTCAAAAAAATAGTTATATATACTGGATCCTCCAATAATATAGACATCTTTTTGGGTTTGATTTTTTAAACGACTTAATAATTCGATAGAATTTTCAAGATTTATAAAAAACAAGGTATCATCATTAGAAAAAAGTTTTGGATTGGTAGTAATAACAACATTTATCCTATTTTTTAAAGGTTTTTTTGGTAAACTATCATACGTTTTTCTACCCATAACAACAATATTATTTTCAGTAAGCGCTTTAAATCTTTTTAAGTCGCTTGGTAAATACCAGGGAATAGTATTATCATTACCAATAACATTTTTATTATTGAGCGCAACAATTAGATGCATAGAATAATATTATTTTATATATCTAAGTGATTTATTCTTTTTCATTGTATTTTTTTTCATTAATAAACTGTTTGTTCCATTTTTCTCTATACTTAAGTTGTGTAATATCATATTTGGTATTCATAAATCCACGAATATGATTATCATATATACCACTAATAATACCAATATCTTCTTTTAAGGTTAAGTCCATTTGATAATGGAAAAGGCAATCAAATAGTGGATATTCTAAAAAATTTCTATATAAATCAAAATGTAAAATAGATTCATTTTTACCAATAGGATAACAATGGGTAACAATTGTTTTAATAAGAGATCCTGCATAAACGCGTGTTACTGTAGTATCCGGTAAATAAAATTCATTTTCGACGATAACTTCATTAACTTTTGCAATAATAGATGACATACTAGAAGGACCAGCATTATAATGGAATTTTGTTTTACCAGCATAGTCATTAATATCTTCATAATGAATATCAAAAGGGACCGGAGAAAGTTGATTGCCAAAAGCGTGAACATAACTAATATGCATCATGTCTAAAACATTTTCGGTAACTAAATAATGTGGTCGTTTAATTTTTTTAATACCGTGTATACGCACAAAGTCAGTAGAAGTAGCCTCAGGAGGAATATAAATAGTATTTTGAGATTTAATACCATTATTACTATTTAAATCGTAAGTGGGACATATATAAACATCGCCATTTACTTCTTTAGTTTCAAAAGATGGGACACCGAATGTTTTTTTTGTCGTCTCTGGACAGCCTGGTATTTTATTAACAATGCCGGTTTTATATTCCCATCCGTGATAAGGACATTGTATACAATTATTTGGTAATAAATTACCATAAGATAATGCAGCCCCTCGGTGCATACAAATGTCACTAATGGCCATTATATTTTTATTATTATCTCGATAAACACAAATCGGGTAATCGTTAAATAAAAAGCGATGCAAGTTTGAATTTTTAAAACTATTAGACTTACCAATTTTCCAAAAGAAGTTTCCATTAAACTGGTAATGTCGTTTATCGGGTTTTGTTGATATTTTCAAAGAATATATATTGTACAATAAAAAAACAAGACATATCAATAATTTCATTATATAATTATAAAGAGATAGTTATATATTTTTATATGGTATTAGTATGGATTAATATCTATTAAAAGGTTATAATTATCCATTTCAAATGGAATAGGTATAATTTCGTTAGGCATATTTATAGTAATATTTTTATCAATTATAGGTATATGAATAACACGACGATAATATGCAATGCATAATAATATTAATAATAACATATTTTCTTATTAATATTAATTTTTATAAATTTAATTCTCTTCAATTTTAAATATCGAGACTAATTACATTTTTATCGGATTTATTTCTTTTTCTACTGGATTTTTGTGGGACTTGAGTGTTTTGTAAATCTTTCAATGAACTTACAGAAACAATTGACTCATTGCCCATGGTATTTTTTGATTCTTGTTGGATATCTACTTTTCTTGTTTTAAGTCCAGATAAGATATCATCAATATCGCTATTCTGGGGTCCACGCATTTCACGACGACCACTTTTCGTTTGTGAGTTATCATTTATATTAGCCATACCATTATTTAATTCTACTCCTTGTTCTCTAAACATAGCACCCCTTCCTGCACTAACATCAGGACGATTTCCAGGGGCTTCTGTAAAATTCATACTAGGTCTTTGTGGAGGTTGTTGACTTTTTGTTTCTACAGGTGCTGGTGGAGGAGGACCTTGTGGTTTATTCATTTGCTCTTGCATTAAATTATTAGCAAATTCAAAACCAGGTGAATTTTGGCTCATAGTATTAACAGTAGCATCGGTAAACATTCTCATTAAATCTGGATTCCCTTTAATAACATCATTGAATGCAGGAGTAGCACTAGATAATGCTTTATTTGAAAAGTTCAATACAGCAGCACTGAAACCAACACGGAGGAGGAGGGATAATTCAGGAGCCATTTTTCCGCCCTTATATTTTTCATATAGTTCGCCAAAGATTTCATCATAACTATCAATGTCTTCGTTAATTTGTTCACCCCATCCATCTAAGTTCAAATCAAAAGGATTAAATGCAGCATTAGCATATTCGACAGAATTAATAAATGTCATAAACCACCAACCTTGAAGTTTAAGAGAATCTTTTTTACGTTTATCTTCCAAGACTGTTTCATATTCATCTTCAATTTCTTCATAAGAAGAATCAAGAGATAAGTTATGCATTTTGAAATGTCCTTTATCACTCCAATCTTCCATTTTTTTTAACATTAGTCTCTTCTTACGTCTCTTTTCTCTTTCTGACATACTTGGTGCAGGAGCTGCAGACGGAACTTCGTTCATTTTAGTGTAACCATCCCAAGTTTTACTAGTTCCCATGCTTTGGCTTGTAGCAGATCCTAAATTTGCATCCATTGGTTCAGAATTAATATTTAAAGGTTCAGAGTTACTTTCTTCAACCTTACTAAATCCACCTATACCAAAAAGACTGTCATTCAACCCTGATAAAACTTTATTTCCACTATTAGAATTATCTGGATTAGAAAGGGTGTTTAATTCATCTTCTAAAGTATCTAAATCCCCTAATGCAACATTCATGTTGTCACTAGATGCTGTACGTTTTTTGTCATTCATTAGTAATTCAATACCATCACCAAAATTTATTTTGGGTTTATTTTCATCACCGCCAATATTAATTTGGATAGGGTCGTCATTTATATCAGAAGCACCAATGTCAATTATACTCATTATGATATTTATACAATTTTTATTTTTAAATTCTCCGCATAAGATATTAATTTATTGTGTTTAAAGTGCCAAAGTCCTTGTAAAAAACTATCAGCTAAATCATCTTTTTTAGAAATATTCATTTTATCTGTCCATGATACGAATTGTTCGTTGGCGTCTAAAATTTGTTTACAATAATAAACACCCCCTTTTTTATTTTGTTTATAATTAGGATTATTTTTTGGTAAATTACTTTTTTGTTCATCGGGTTTAAATTCATTTTCTAAAATGATTTTTTCAAATTGTTTTAATTTATTTGCAGAAGATACAAAAGTAATTTCGATGTTCTCGTTAATCATAATAAAATATTGTGCTAGCATTCCTTGTATAGTTTTCATTCTATTGGCTAAAGGAGAAATCTGATTTTCGATAACTACATGGGTAATTTCGCTCAATGATAATTCATTTAATTTTTGTTTCATATTTCTACCTATTTCGATTAAATCAATTTCGCTGGCTAATCGTTTTGTTTGACAAATAGTTTCTAAACATTTTTGTTTATAGAAATTGTCGAGTTTTTCTACAATTTCATCTTTTTTTGGTTTTCCTTCAAAAAATAAGAAATGTCCTTTACATATTCCTAAAAGAGTATCTATTTTTTGTTTTTTAATAAATGATGTTGCTGTTTTTTTATTTGGTATCAAAAAACTGCTAGTTTTGGCGTGTTTTTCACAAAAACATTTTTCTCCTTTTTTGTATTTTGCTTTTTTGTTACATATTTTGGCAGTTTGTTTTTTTGTTTTGGGTGGTATTTCATAATTACATAAATGCTGTGTAGTATCGGTATTGAGTAAATCAAGAATACCCCAATCATCAATTAAAACCGCTGAACTATCATAAGATAAACAGCAATATGCCATATTTTTAATACCTACATCAAAACTTATGATTTTCATTAGTATGAAATATAAATGTTTATTTATGTTTCATATCAGTTAAATTATTTTTTTATAAGTTGTTCTTGTGTAATTGCTGGTGATACTTTACGAGATTGCAATTGTTCTCTTGTTAAATAGGTAACACGTAAATCTTCTTTAGGATCAACAAGTTCAGTAGCATTATCTAAAAGGGTATGTTGTTTTTGAGGGGCTAATACTTCATATGTAATTTTATTAGATTGAATACTAGGAACATCAATTACTTTATTAATAAAACCATTGTCAGTGGAAGACATATAGTTGTCGTTCATAATTTGAGTAGCATTTTTTGTTAAATATCTTCGGTATTGCCAGTTAGATGTAATATTATTATCTTCCAATAACTTTTTATTTTCGACACTATCCGATTGATTAGTGGCAACCAAACTTCTTCCGTCATTCATAAATGGTGGGACATTATCATATTTATTATTAGAATGATAACCGCGGTTAGAAGAGTCTATCTCATTTTTTTTAACAGGGTATGCTTCGTTATAGTTATGTGCTTGGGAAACAAAATTAGAAAACATAATATATTATAATAAGAGAATACTTTTTTTTAATTATTTTCTAATAAATCAATTAATTCTGCTTTTTTCATCTTATGTGGGTCCGAGTGTAACCCTTTTTCTACAACAAGAGCTTTTAATGAGGTTACATTCATTCTTTTATAAACCTCTTTTTTATTAATCATAGAGTCAGTATCTTCTGTTTCTTCTAAATGCTCATTGTTATCTATTTTATTTACTTGTATATTATCTATGTCATTAATTTCAACCATTTCAGAGGATTCTTCATTTTCTTCGGATAGACTCTCAACATCAACACTTTCGTCTATATTTGCAACATCAATGCTAATAAGTTTTACTTTATCATCCGAACCTTCTTGTTCGGATTCATTATCAGATTCATCGTCAGATTCATCATCAGATTCATCGTCAGATTCAGCATCAGATTCATCGTCAGATTCATCTTCAGATTCATCTTCAGATTCAACATCAGTATTATATTCCTCTATAGTTCCTGATTGTTTAAGTATAGTCATATTGTTATCCTCGCCAATATCTACATTAATCTTATCATATTGATTACTTGGGTAACTGAATTGTGATTGCATGACTTGTGATTGCATGACTTGTGATTGAAAATTTGTTTTTATAGCAGATAATTCTTGAACCATATTATTAATAATTTCAAACATAGTTTCATTATTACTCTCAAGTTTACTAATCCTCTGCTTAAAATGATAAATTAGCATCATTAATAAGACACAAGAAATACCTAAAGTAATAAAAAATACGGATTCTAGCATATTAAATAAGCCCATTATAATAAAAGTATTATTTATATTTTGATAATGAACGAGTGTTTAAATTATTTAATTATAATTATTTATAGGATGGTGCAAAAAATATAACAATAGAGTATATAAGTAATATGAATTATTCATTTGAAAAATCAAGAACACCCGTATTAAGAGAGCCAAATACAAATTCTCAAGAAGACGTTTTTGGTGGTAAAAATTTACTCATCATCATATTAGTTGGTTTGTTGGTATTATCGTTTTTAGGAATAAATTTATTACTAATTTTAGGAGATTTGGTACAAGTTATTGCAAAAATATTTAGTCCTCTTGTTTCCCAAATTTTATCTGTATTTGGTTATACAACAGGAACTGTTATTGACAAATCAGAAGATGTGGTTACATCTGTAGCAAAAACAGGAATAGATATTGCTGGTGGCACAATAGATTCTCTTGCAGATCTTTTAAAAAATATTAGTAAAGATAACGTAGACCCGAGTGCTCGTTCAGAATTAGATAATACATTAGGAACAAAGGGTTCTCTCGATTTGAAAAAAATGTTGAATCAACCTGAACCTGACAATAGCACAACAATTCAAAAGCCTATTACATCAGACAAGGCAAAATGGTGTTTGGTTGGCGAATATGAAGGAAAACGTGGATGTGTTCAAGTTAAGGATGCCGGTAAATGTTTATCTGGACAAATATTCCCTACTTTACAATCTTGTATGAATCCTTCAAAAGCTGGTGTTATTATGCATTCTGCCGCAGCTGTATAATTATTTTATTTTCGATTTATAAATATTGTATTATTATATGATGCAATATTTATTGGTTTTTTTATTATGTGTTTTATCTATTTTAATATTACTTTACGTAAAAAATAGTGTATTAGAAGGTTTTAGTAATGATAAAATATTGGTATTATATGTATTTCATGAATATAATGATAGAGTAAAGGCATTTATTCGCGATAACATATTTGAAGATGAAAATATTGATTTTTTAATAATTTCTAATGATAAAAATATAAAGTTCTCTGTTCCCGATTTCAAAAATGTATCTGTAATAAAAAGATATAACGTTGGGTATGATTTTGGTGGATGGTCAGAAGGTTTATTAAAAAATGAAAAATATAGAAATTATGATTATTTTATGTTTATTAATTCTTCTGTACAAGGACCTTATTTAAATTCGAAGAATCAAAAAGATTATATTAATAAGTATGTAAATATGTTAAATAATGAGGTAAAATTGGTAGGTTCAACAATAAATACTTGTGGTGGTGGTAAAGATTGTGCACACGTGCAAAGTTATGCATTTGCAACTGACAGAGATGGATTACAATGTTTAATTGATAATAATTTATTTTCATTAACAAATGTATCCACTACATTTACAGATGCCATTGCATTTAAAGAAATACGAATGTCACGATTAATAATAGAAAATGGTTGGAATATTGGATGTTTACACAAATTATATAATGGAATTGATTTTAGAAAGCCAATAGTAGATGAAAATGCAAAGAAATATCACGATATAATGTTTAAAGAACATGAAAAAAAATTATGGGATCGTTATGAATTAGTATTTATAAAAGGTAATCGCGACATACAATAAATGTTAATAAAATAGTAATATATTAACATTTACGTGATTTTATAAAATATTTTTGTTAATTTTATTAGGAAGTCCATGTCCAAAAAGAACCATATAAGCCAATACTAGCGCTCCTAAAAGAACACTTCTATCTTCAGCAACGCGAGGGGATTGTTTTAAAACAAATAGCATAAGAATGTATGCTAATAAAGCAATAACAACAGAATGAAGAAGCATCGTTAAACCACTTTCCATGATTTATAATATATCATACTATTTTAATTTATTTTTGAAAAACCAAAATACTTAAAATTCACAAATATATTTCATTACATCCATATTTAACTTGTTTTTGCATTTCATAAATGTTTTTTTATTTACACAATAAGGGATTGATTCTATTAGTTTATTCATATTATCCTTTTTGTTACGTCTTTTAATTGCTTCATGTATAACTAGTTTGGCAACCTCATAATTGCGATTAACTGTAGCGCACTTTGTGGTTGTACGTCCATCTTTTGTTTTTAAATTTTCAATGTTTGCACCGTGCTTCAATAAATCCTTGACTTTTTCTACATCATTATAACAAAGTGCTCTCATAAGAGGCGTTAACCCATCGTCATCTTGAACGTTTGGATCAGCACCGTGCTTTAATAAATCCTTCACGTCTTGGTCTCTACCACTACATACTTCTATGATAAGAGGCGTATTTCCATATTTGTTTTGAACGTTTGGATCCGCACCCTGTTTCAATAAATCCTTTACGCTTTCTCTACGATTATAAACACCGTTTTTTATAAAAAATTTGGTTGTCATTTTACTTGTTTTCTCTTAATGATATTATTTTATTTGAGTCAACCTGATCAATTTTATATAATAACATTATTATTGTATTAATGTTATTATTTACAGTCTTTTTCAGTTAATATATAACCCCAATGTTGTAATGTTTGACGAATTTTTGGACTGATAGTAAAATCATCGAATTTAGATTTATTTTTGTTTATTAAATTAATTAATGCACGACGAAATCGACTTTTTGGACCAGCAGTATTAGACCAACGTTTAATTTGTCGTTCATCGTCTGGTCCACGCTTTCCATTATAGAAATCGCAATACCATTGAACCCAACCATAAGGGTTTTGTGCAGATATCCACTCCTTACATTCCCAAAATTGTAATGTAGTGCCTACTTTTACTCTGTATGTATTTATGGACACATCGTAATCTTCCCATTTTTTTGTTAAATGTTCTTCGGGAATATCTTTCCACCATGACGCAGGATAGTCTTTGTGTTTATTTTTATAATTTTTATTTGTAACACAAGAATAAATAGGTCTCCAATATGTTCCCCCAAAACTCCCCATTAAAAAAATTTCACGGGGAGTTAAATTAGGTTTAAAATCAGGATAATCTTTGAATATAACTTCTCCATTTTTATTTTTATTTGGCATTATATATTGTAAATAGATTAGATAATATTAATTGGAGCGTTTTTCTTTTCATTCTTTTTGTTTTTCTCATACATAACATTTGCAATAACAGAAACATATTTATCATTTAATTCAAATCTGCATCCAACTACAGTAACCTTGATTTTGTCATTTATATTAATCTTGGAAAATGCATTATCATTAAAATGGTGATCGCGCGCAACAAATACGGTAACAGGGACTGCACCAGTTTCGTCTACTACTTCTGCATGTATTCCTGCTTTTGTTATAGTCTTAACAGTACAATCATTTATAACCATACCTTCTACAGGATGACAAATCATACATTCATATACTGTTTGAAAATCAATCATCTCATTATTTATACTACCCGACGAATAAGATAATACTTTTACAGAATTTGGGCGTATAAACCCTTCTGGAATGCATTTACCTTCAGTATTATATTGAATTACTTTTTCTAAATTTTGCTTTACATTTTTACCAACTTCATTGATGGAAAGTGATACCTTAGAAGTTAATACCGAAGGTATATAAACCCCATAAACTGTTCTTTCTTGTTGAGTAGCCATTTATATTATATTAATATAATAACTTTATATTAATCTAATCAATTTTATAATTTTTATAATTTCGAACCGGATGAATCATATATGGGCTAAAATAAACCGTGTTTAGTCTTTTATTAATCAGCGGATTAATATTATTGTTTTGTATTTTTGCTTGTTGCGTTTGTTTTATAATAGCATTTTTATTCGATTTTGCAGTAAATAGTTTACAGTTCATATTAAAAATATTTTGTCTAAGTGTCATTTTATAAATTTACAAGATTTATTTTTATGTTCTTTTAACAATTTGTTAAAACTCAAGTTCTAATTTATTTGATAATGCTAAAGTAGTATTTAAAAACCAATATTTATCCTGCGCAGATTTATTATAAAAACGCACAATACATTCAAAGAATGTGCATAAATTTGTTTTCGAGTATTTATTTAATTCTTCTGACTTAAATTCAGGCCAATTAGATATTTTATGTGGATTTTCTATTAACAATGGTTTTAATCTATGTAATATATCTATTTTTCCTATTTTTCCACACAAAACACCTTTGCTGTTTTTATCACCTTTTAGACTTTTTATCTTAAATTCTATACCACTTTTAGATGGATATACAAATCCCAGTATATTATTTATTTTTCGAGTAGGTATAGTGTATTTCTTTGCAATTTCATTTGAAAATTTATATACCTCGGTTTCTCTTGCAAGTGACCATTTTTTTGCGTTCTCATCAAATATATACATCTTGGTTTTTTTATCAGGTAACATAATTGCCTTCTTATCTCGGTTTGTAATAATAAAATTATTGTAATAACTAAGTATATATTTATGAGTTGAAACTTCATTTTCTTTAAAATCGTCTTGGAATATAGTATTCAAAATGGTTAAATGAGAACCTATGTCTAAAAAGTCCAAAAAATGATCAATTATAAACGAATATACTTGTTCTTGTGTAACCCCGTATTTAGTTGTTAATAATTCATTAATAAAACCAATATTTTTATACCAATCGTCTGTATTTGTAACAACTTTATATTTTTTTCGAAATTCGAGAATTTTGGACTTTGTTATTTTTTGAATGGAATTATATTCTTCTTTCATTTTATTTTGATTTTCTATTTCGTCCTTTGTAGTTTGTATGTTTTTATCTAATAATGCAATAATATCTTTAAAATTTAATGCAAGGTTCTCTATAGTCTCTTTATCATTTTCTTCTTCCAATTCTTTTTTCAATGGTAGTTCCATATCAATGGCTTGATATTTGGAAGGAATCGGTTTTTCTCGTTCTTGTAACGAAGAAAAGGAATCAGTAATTTCGTATGGTTGAAAAACATAATATTGTTCTTTGTTAATTAAGTATCCATATCTTCCATATTTATCTAATACATATTCATTTTTACTGTTTACTAGTTGTGACAATGCATAATCAATATGTTGAATGGGGAAATTTTTAAATTGTAATATGGATTGTATTAAATCTTCACGTGTATAAAAACTTTGTTCTCTCATTAATTGACGAATACGTTTAACAATATTGGGGAAATTCATTTTTGCAAATTGTTCATTATAGGTATTTTTAAATAATTCTAAATCCTTAAGTTCTTCGTGTGGATTACAAATATAATTACATGTATCCATATAATCACATAATGCTGTAAATGGTTTATCGCCTATTTCATATGAAATAGTTTTATCTTCAGGGAAAGATGATAATTCTAGGTTTATTTTTTGTCCATTGGATTGTGCATTTAGACTTTCCAAAGTTAGGTTTGTTTGTCCTATATTCAAAATACAATCAACTGCAATTTCTTTTAATACTCGCGTGACCTTACCGATTTGAATAGCCTTATTTTCTGCATATCTATATACATATAAGTCGGCAGTTTCTTCGTCGTTTTCTGGATTGGTTGCATGTAAATATATTTCTACATTTCTTTGTTCAAATGGAAGAGAACAATGACTCAAATTACGAACAGTTCTCCCAATAATTTGTTCAGTGCGACTAGAATTATACCAAGGTTCTAATATATGTAATTGTCTTATGTTTTTAAAATCAAGACCTTCTGCGGCAGCCTTAGTAATGAGAACCACCTTCACTATTTCTCCATTTTTATTGGAATTATCGGTAATTACTTTTAAATCAGCAGAATTATCCGGAGAAAAGTATTTATCGCCTGAAATCATAACATATTTTGCTTGTTTAAAGGGCCGGTTCTCTTTTTTCAATTCTGAGTTTGTTTTTAATGTTATGGAATCAATGGGTTCAGTTTGTGCAGTTTTAAAGAGAGGTTGTGTATGACTTGCATTTCCAAAACGAGTAAATCCAATAGATTCTAATGCTAATGCAATAGGAACAATACCACTGTCTAAATATTGAGAATATATCATAACAATACCCTTTGACTTTTTAATAATATTGCAAATATTGTTGATTTTATAACTGTAGTTCTCTAATACTTCGGGTGAAAATATTTTTCCATATTTTTCTACAGTTTCAGGTTTATATTGAAAGTTATATCGCAATAAGTATGGTGAAGATTTCTTTTCATATGTCATAATGTTAGAGAGTCCTTGAGAACCAAGCATTTTACTGATTAATTCTTCATTATTTTCGTAGTTAATTTCATCGTCTTCCGAAATGTTAATTTCTTGGTCATTTTCAGATATTTTTTCATCGAGGTTCTCTTTTTTCTTTTCAAACTTTTCATTAGGATATACAATATTTAAGGATTGGATAGGATTAGAAAGAAGATTGTATCCGAAAGATTCCATATTTTCAAAGTTAGGCATGTTTATTTCTTTACCTTTAACAGATGTTGAAAATGTTTTTGTTTTTAATGTATTAATAATAAGTTTGTATACTTCTTTTTGATATTCTCCAATAGAGTTTGTATAAATAGGTGTATGATTGATTTTGTTATCAACTGGTTTTTTATTCATTTGTAAAGAAGGATAATTCGTAAGTGTATGTTCTTTATCAAAAATTTCTGGGTAAATTCGATAAGGGAATGTGTATGGGTTCTCGCCACGAACATAAGAAACATACCCAGTTAGTTTTCTAATTAATAGTTCTTTGCCACCTTCAATTAATCTGCCATCCTCCGTTTTTTTTTCTTGGATGAAATCTCCATTTTTATCAAACACATCTTCTTCTCTTATTTCTGCCCTTTTGTCTACAATATTTAATAAATTGGTAATCCATATGATTTCACGATACGTATTATACATAGGTGTGGCAGATAAAAGTAATAATCGCATATTATCAGCATATTTACAAACTTGCTTTAAAAGAATGGACGTTTTCTTATTTTCTTTATTGCTTTGAACAGAGGATATATTATGGACTTCGTCAACAATAATTAAATGATTGCTAAAAATATCTTTTATTTTTTTAATTTCGGCTATTTTTTTGTCTTTGGGTGTTAACCCAATTTCTTCGCTAATCATGGTTTTTTTTTTAACATAATTGGCGAATTCTCCATAACCAAAGAATTGATAGTGTTGTTTAATAATAAAATTAATTTGGCTAACTAGTTTATTTTTTGGCATATTTTGAGATTGAATGGGGTTAATTTCTTTCAATAGTTCATTTCCAATGCATGTATTTAAATTCCATACATCGCCTTCTAGTTTTAATTTTCTTTCGTCGAACAACTGTAATTTAAAATTATTTTGAACATTGGGAGACGCAATAATGAATATTTTGTGAGAAGAACCAACATTTTTAATAAAAGTTCTCATTTCTTCTGCAATTCCAATGGCGGAACAAGTTTTACCAGTCCCTAATCCGTGAAATAACAAAAGACTATTGTAAGGGGTTTGAACGGATAAGAAATTACGGACAAATAATTGATGTGGCATTAATTCAAAATCGGCATTACACATTTTTTCGGAACGTGTTTTTACATCATAAATAGTGCCATTATATTGAGTATCATAAAATTCATTCTTTTTTGCTATTTTAACATTGAATTTGGGGTCATCCAACTCTGGATACAAAAAATCAAAGTTCTCTTTATTTGTTTTCAAAAAATCGTGATGTAATTTTTCAGAATTAAATAAATATTTTTCATATTCTTTTTCGTTTGTAGAACCTGGATATACTCCTATTTTTTCTTGTAATTCATTTATACTTTTTTCATATTTTACTTTTTCAATATTTTCTTCTTTGTCAACCGTTTTTTCTTCTTGGGGTTCTTCTTCGTTGTAGTAACTATCGATAATAGTTTTCAAGTTCTCTTTATTATCTTTTTCCTCAACCACTTCAGGTTCTTTTTCCTCAACCACTTCAGGTTCTTTTTCTTCAACCACTTCGGGTTCTTTTATTTTTTGTGCATTTTGATTGGGTTGAACACGAATAGTAATTGTAGATTCTTTATTTATCATATCAACATATAATATAGTAACAATAATCAATTCATTTTCATTATTTGCACCACTAACACTGTTAATAAACAACTTATTATTAATTTTTGTTTTTAAATGAGAATTTAATTCTTTTAATAAAGAGATAGTAATTTTACTATTTTTATATTTAACGCGTAAAACTTGACTAAGATTATCTAATACCAAAGGAGGAATTTTTTTATCATTAATAAAAACAGAAAGTTGAGGAATATAATTAGAAAGGGTATCTTTAAATTTTAACCATCTTTCGTGTCTTTTCCACGGAACATCAATAATAAATTCATTTTCATCTTTCGATAATTTAATGGAAACGGCCTTTTTACATAATTTTTTTCCATCTTTCATAGTTTCGCAACGAGAATTAGGAGGACAATTAACCTTTTTACCATCAATAACACCACACGGAATATCATTTCCGCCAATTTTTCGTGTTTTACGATTAGGTATTGAATGTAATTTCTTTGTTTTCATAAGATGTAAATAAAATATGAATATATATTTTATATACATATTTCTTTGAATAACTATACATTTAAATAGAGTAAAGGATAATTTTTTAAAGTATTATATATGTTGGTAAGAATTCGTTTTTTTTCTAAATTATAACTGCGTATAGTTGATAAACAATTATCAAAAGATTTCCATTCCATTTTATCAACTTCTGATCGTTGAAACTTATTCGTATTATTAGTTTCATCACTTTTCATGTAGGCAATATAATATTTATGTTTATAAGATTTATAGTTTGAACCAGTAAAAATTTCTTCAAAAGGATACACATTTTTAATGTTATAAATTAATCGCTTAGGATATCCAGTTTCTTCAGTAAATTCTCTTATAGCACAATCAAAATCTTTTTCCTGAAAGTTTCTTCTGCCTTTTGGGAATCCCCATTCTTGTTCTTCCCAACACTGTTCTGTATTACTTTCTTCAATAATAGAATCTAACGAAAAACTAATATCATTATGAGAAACGCCGTTTTTAAGTAAATAAAATTTTTCTTTTGATGTTATTTCTTCATTTTTATACTGATTAGATATATTTGTGCTTCCCCATATTTTTTCCCATAACTCTTGAAAGGTCTTTGTTTTTAACAAAAGTTTTTCTTTATTCGTCATTTGTGTAATCATATTTTTAATATAATTCTTATTATGCACGCTGTATTTTCCTCTCATAAAATCAATAAACCCCAATGTTTCTTTTCTGCGTATCATGAGAAATTGGATTTCTTTATTTTTAATACGGAAAGCAACGACACCAATACTAGTAATAGGTATTTTACATTGATTATATAGATGTCCTTTTTTTCCACAATTATTACAATATAAGTCGCTCATAAATATTAAAGTGTACTGGCAAAATATCTTTATATAATTATAAATATAGAACATGTATTTTGATCCTAAAGTCTGGGGACCACATTATTGGTTTTTTTTACATACAATAGCAGAATCTTACCCAATACACCCAAATGATGTAACAAAAAAGAAATATTATGATTTAATACAAAATTTACCGGTATTTATTCCCGTGGAAGAAATAGGGAATGTATTTAGCTCGTTTCTAGATAAATACCCAGTAACACCATATTTAACAAATAGAGATTCTTTCGTGAGATGGATGCATTTTATACATAATAAAATAAATGTGCACATAGGAAAACCAGAAATATCTTTACCTGTAGCACTAGATATATACAGGAATGAATATAAGCCCAAACCTGTATATTTAGCAGAAAAGATAAATTTACGTAAACATTATATATATTTACTTTTAATTATCGTATTAATATCGTTAATCTATATTTGGAGAGAATAAGAATTTCTAATAATATTATAATTATAAATGAGATTTGAATTAATTATAATATTAATAGCAGGAATAATCATGGCGAATATTTATACAGATGGGAAATATGTAAAGAATTTATTATCTTATAAAAAATATTATCAAATGGCAGGTGTAGCATTCGGAGCATTAATGCTATATATATTATTTAAAAAAAACCCATTACGAGCTCAAGAAATGGCAAAAGTGTCAAATGATTATTTAAAATATTTACCAATCGATAAAGATACCACCAGTTTAATATCGCCAATATTAGATTTCACCACAAAACAACAATTTACAACAAATAACCAGTATCAAAGTTTAGACGGAGGACAATATAATTATCCAGTAGTATCAATGCATCAGCAACAAGCACAGAGTAAAGTAATGAATTCTGGCAAAACAGGAACAAAACGTTCAGTAAGTGAAACAAAAAAGAAATTTGTAGCATCGCGACAAAATTGGCATTGTGGACAATGCAAATCACAATTAAATGCTTGGTTTGAAGTAGACCACAAGACTAGATTAGAACACGGAGGTAGTAATCACGTAGACAATTTGGTAGCATTATGTAGAGAATGTCATGGTGAAAAAACTGCTATGGAAAATTTATAAGTATTTAAGATAAATATATGAATATGAGATTTATATATTTTAGATGTTATTAAAATATAAACACACAATATATAGTATGGAAAAAATAAATAATAGGATAGATTCAATAAGTAATTCATTTAAAAATGCAAAGAGTATTACGAATGTTAATTTTGAAGCATTAAAAAATAATAGTAAAATGGGTCTGTATGCAAATATAGTTTTATTTTTTATATTATCTATAGTAGCATTGAATGATTTACAAAAAGACCCTGGAAATGACAATAACCCATATAAGCGTAAAGAAAAGGAAGTAGCAAAAACCGCGATTTCTAATATAGCAACACTTTTGGTATTAGTGTATGTATTAACGTACATATATACCTTGAGTGCACCTAATTGGAGTAACTATTATTATTTGGCAATTTCATTAATGGGATTCGCTTATATATATATAACTCTGTCTTATAATAGATTATTTAATTATTCAATGAGTATTTTATTAATATTAATAGTTCTTGTAGGACTTACAATTGTATTCGATATGTTTACTAATTATTTTAAATCGTTAAGAGGGTTTACTGGATTATTGGTGTTTTTCATTTTTTATATACCCTGTTTACTATTAGATTTTTTCAAATATATATTGAATGAGTTTAAAATGACTTCAAATTCGGTGCTAATATTATTTTTAATTGAATTGATATTATTATTGATTTATTTTTATTTACCAAATATAATGGAAAAAATCTCAATACAAGATGGTAAGGAAATATTGAAGGGATATGCATATTTAAATAGTTCTAATACATTCTCAATGGAAGATGTAATGACTTTTGAAAATGATAAACTACAAGTAGCCGATGTAGGTGAAAAAAATATTCATAGAAATTATGCATTGTCTATGTGGGTATATTTAAATAATTACTCAACAAGTATGGCAGCATACAATAAAGAAACCTTAATATTTGATTATGGAAATGGAAAACCCAAAGTCACTTATTTTAATGATGAAAATGAACCTGGAAAAATGGACACTTATAGATTTTATTTTTCAGACAAACTAAAAGATGGAACTGCTGGAAATGAAAATTATTATGAAGTAAAAATCCCCAATCAAAAATGGAATAATTTTGTATTTAATTACAACTCCAAATATGTGGATTTGTATATTAATGGCGAATTGAAACGCACTTTTTATTTTAAAGAGAACTTACCAACTTATAGTTTAGGCGATACAGTAACAACTGGTAGCGATAATGGGTTAAGCGGTGCTATATGTAATATACGTTATTATTCAAGAAAGTTGACTTCGAGAGATATAACTAGTATGTATAATTTGTTAAGGAAGAAAAATCCACCAACAAATAATTTGTAAGGATAATTTATATAAATGAATTACGTAGTTATTATTTTAGGAGTAATTGCCATATTTTTACTTTATCTATTGATAAAAGTTTTAAGTGCAACTGCTGTAGAATTAACGGCTTCTGCCAATTTAAATGATGATATTACATCAATTCCTATTAAAAATGCACCTACTAATTCCAGATATGCTTATGGACTTTGGATGTATGCAAATTCGTGGGATATGGGAGCAACAAAAACACTATTCCAAAGAAACGATAATATAAAGTTATATTTAGATTCAAGTGCTCCTATTTTGAACTGTGATATTACCATGTCAGATGGAAATGTAAAGACTGTTGAGATTACTGACAATTTCCCTTTGCAAAAATGGGTATGGATAATAGTAAGTGTTGATAATCAATACGTAGATTGTTATTTAGATGGGAAATTGGTAAAATCAGGAAGAGCATATACAGAAAGCGCAGATGATGGTATGGCTGTTCCAAAAATTCCTCCAAATGGAGATATTAATATGAAATTGGGTGGAAATTCAAGATGGGATGCTTATGTAACAAAATTCAAACATTGGAGTGGTCCTGTTAATCCTGAAACCGCCCACTCTACATATTTAGAAGGTAATGGTCAAAGTTCTTTCAATAATTTCTTTTCCAGATATGGTTTAGATATTTTGATTAAGAAAGATAATGTAGAGCAAACAAAATTATCTATATTTTAATTATTTCGTAAATCGTTTTATAGTTATATTATATAACGATTAATATGAATTTTCAACAACCACAACCAGTACAAAATGATGGATTCAATATGCCTGAACCTGTCAGAAATATTGGAAATAATATTACGAGTTCTTTAGAAAATGTATCTAATAACATAAATGACTCCATTAAAGATTTCTCTGATAAAACACAAGCTACTGTAGAAAGTGGCACTGATGCTGCTTCCGGATTTTTAGAATCTAATTCTTTATTTGCAAAATTCGCTTTTGTAATACTTATTGTTATTGTATTTATATTTTTGTTAAGTTTAGGAATTATGTTAGTTAACTATCTATTTTCTGCTTCGGATAATCCATATTTAGTAAAAGGTATGATAGACGGAAATGATGGATTAACTATTCCACAAGATCCTGGAAAAAGTGACGCGGTAGCTATTAAACGCTCTAACAATGAAAATGAAGGAATGGAATTTACTTGGTCTATTTGGGTATATATAAATGAATTAAATAATGGTGATAAATACCAACAATTTCAACATATATTCAATAAAGGTAATGACAGTTATGACGTAAATGGGGTTGCCGATGTAAATAATGCTCCTGGATTATATATTAAACAAAAAGTAAGTGGAAATAATGCAGACCCTAATACTGTTTCTTTATATGCCATTATGGATTCTAAATCAGGAAAGACAAATAACCATGAAAATACAAAAGAAATTGAAAATATACCTCTTAAAAAGTGGGTGAATGTTATTATTCGAATGAAAAACACACTATTAGAAGTTTATATCAATGGTGTCGTGTCTGGACGTCTAACGTTTAGAGAAATGCCTATGCAAAATTATCACGATGTTCATATATGCAAAAATGGAGGTATTAATGGTAAAATATCCAATTTAAGATATTATACTCGCGCCTTGAATATTTTTGATATTAATAATATTGTTACTGCTGGACCAGATCTTCGCAGTTTCAATGTAGATAAGAGCAAAATGAAGAACTACAATTATCTATCCAATCTCTGGTATACAAGTAAATTATATTAAAGTTTATAATATTTAAAATGTATATAATATTATAAATAAACAATGACAGATACTACAATAACAACTGCCTGCAATCAACGTAGAACGTCGCTTTTATTTAATATTCCGCCAGTACGTAACGAAATTGTTAGTCCATACCCTGCTTATACACAAGAACAATTAAATATGCGAAGAAAAGTAGAAATATTGAAATATAAAAAAAATTCTACACAATCAAGACAAATGACCGCAAAAGAAAAACAATCGCAAATATTAAAAGGTAATTATCGCGGAAATACTTTGTATTGTGAAAATGATTATTCTATACCAGTTAGCACATCTGCATCAGATGTTCCTGGTCCTATTATTAAATTGGTTGAAGATAAATCCATTCCTCTGTATAATTATTTGCCAAATACGTTATCTAATGCTATTACTATTGACGAAAACGAAACTGAATGGTCTTTTTATATATTACCAAATGTAACTTGTCCTGCTGGATTAGATAATACTACAAATATTGCTACTTTACTTATCCGAGATGCTATTAAAAAAAATACTTATAATTATACTTATACAACCCCTATTGCTTTTACTATTTCGGGAAGTAACATTCCAATAGATGCAAGTGGAGCAGAAATAAATGTAAATATAAATAATCCTGATTCAAAAATATTTTATGGCGCTGATGTAATTAATAATGATACAAGTGTATTGAGTTTTGAGAATACTAATTTTAAAATAAAACTATCTCCATCCAATATATCTTCAAGCACATTTTCTTACAATGCGCAATTATATGTAGGAAATATAACTATTTCTAATATTGCTCTTACTACTTCTCCTGGATTTTCATATAATATTGGTATTTCTTATAATGCAAGTAAAAGTGTGTCTCAAGGAAATGCCGTTGATTTTGACACAACATCATTAACCACTACAGCAAATAATACTACTTTTTCGATTAAAGCGAATATAAATGATAATTTGGGCAGTATAACTACAGAAAATTGTGAAATAGAAACAACTGAATCTACTGCAAGTAAATTAACATCTTTTAGTGGTTTATAAATAAAATATATAAATACAACTGATATATTTATATATTGACATGAATAGAGTTGAACAACTAAGAACTGTGCAAAAAGAGGGGTTAGAATTATTTGAAAAGAAAAATAAAGATTATGGAGATGCATTTGCAAAATATGGAGTAATAGGAGTTTTAATGCGATTGGAAGATAAAATACAGCGGTCAGTATCTATTACAAAAAATGGTGTGAATTTAGTAAATGATGAAAAAATACGCGATACATTGATAGATTTGCATAATTACGCCGCAATGGCAATTATGTTATTGGACGAATAATTATAATGTAATAGAATGATTTACGTAAGGTTCTCTACATAACGGACATTTTGATACCTTTTGGTAACAATTTTTACATATGATATGTAAACAAATAGGTATTTCTGCATTTTCTATAGGTATGTTTTCCCAACATACCGGACAAGAATTTACACATGGATCATTTCTATAGTTTTTTAAAAAAAGTTTTTTTATATTTTCTTTTGCAACTATTAAACTTCTTCTTTCTTCTTTTAATTGTTTTGATATGGATCTTCTTTTTCGTATCTCATATTCTAAATCTGATTCCAATTCTTCTATTTCTACTAAATATCGTTCCAAATCTGTTAATTTTATAGGAAAAGGCAAATGTTCTTTATGATAAACAACTTTAAAGTGAATTGATGTAATCGGGGAATTGTCGCCTGAAGACAATACCTTTATGTAAGACATTGATATATTGTTTCGTTTTAATTTATAAGGTTCAAAATAGCTCTTCATTATATCCATAAAATTATTTGTTGTTGGTAATATATCAACTACATTTTCACCTGTATTTTCATCTGATTCTAATGTTCCAAGTATTTCTAATACATACTTGTGTATATGAGATGTTTGATTTCTGGTTTGATTTATTAGATTGTAATTTAATCGTACAAAATTACCATTATTACATGCATTTATCATAAATATATCAAAACTTTCTTTGAATTTTTTATCTCGTGTTTTTGGCATTTATTAATATAATAAGTTTTTTTTATATTAATTTTATTATTTATTATCTATTTTTATGCTCTTGTTAAATCACCTGACGATGATAATGGTGTTATTGAACCGCCATTTGTGCTAATTGATGCATGTTCACTGCGATTGGCTTTTATTGTTTCTAATTTTTTTCGCAAGTATTGAATGTATTTTAATAAGTAGGGTATTAAATCATCCATTGCAACACCTTTATATGTAGAACCATCAGGATATGTATTTTCAGATACTAAATCGGGGAAAACCTTTTCTACTTCTTGCGCAATAAAACCTGCTTGTTTTTCTCCGTTTTCATTATGTTTCCATTGGTATGTAACTGGTTCTAATTGTTTTAACTTTTGGACACATTCTTCTTCATCCAATTCTTCTACATTTTTCTTTAATCGTTCATCGGATGTGCTTGTAAATGCATTAGAACCACTACTCATATATACACCTGCATGGTTGTTATTTACAATATTGAATACATTGGAAGCATCTTTACCCATAGCAAAATAGTTGGTATTATCGGCAGTTGTATATACTGTGTATGCACCATAATTATATGTGCTATTTGAACTATCTACTATGAGAATGTTTCCTGGAACCTTTAATGAATTGTTTAATGACACGTCTGAACTGAATGTTCCTGAATCATCTACATCACTTATATTTAAAGTGGGGTCTCCCTCTATGAATTCATATGGAGCTTTGTTAATAGTTACGGTAGTGCCTGACATTGTTGGAAAATAATAATTATTATTTATTGCATGGATTGACGAAGAACTAAAGTTCATTGAATCTGCTATTACTGATTTTTGTACCCATACATTGTTTTCTAATACAAATATTATAGCACCCTGGTCATCATAATCTGACATTATTAAAACATTACCATAATCATTTATTTGTGGGAACCAATCATATTCTAAACTATTATAACTTATATTAATATCTGCATTTCCTACTACTGACCATGATGTTCTGTCTGCACTTCCTTTATATACAGTATTATTATATACTATATAGTTTCCATTTTTACTTATCGCTTTCCA